AATTTATTTACATTTTTACATTGGTCCGTGACCAAAAACTTTTTAAGAGCAGTGCTCAAAGGAATAAATAATGTCAGAAGAAAAAATCACTGAATTAAATGAAAATATTGCTGCAGCTAATGCAGCTATTAATACCCTTGAAACCCAAATGGGAAAAGAGAATCTTTCTGCAGAGGACTCTAGTAGCAAACCTTCAAGTAACCAAGCTTTAGATGAACGTTTAAATGATGCAGACTTAAAACAAATGATTGAACGTCGTGTTCAAGATGAAGTAAGTCAAGCAAAAGCAGCATTTAAAGATAAACTAGATGAAGTTTATAAAATACGTGATCAAGCAATTAAAGACAAAGTGGCGCTTGAAGAAGAGAAGAGACAAGCAGAAATTAAAAGGATGGAAGATGAAGGCAAGCATCAAGAAGTTGCCGAATTAAAAATGGCTGAGCTAAATGCGCGTTTAGAGGCTCTCCAGAAAGAAAACACCAAGCTTACTCGTGATCAGGCAGTGCGTGATGCTATGAGGGGTGTAGACTTCCGTTCAGACGTGGCCGCAGAAATGGCTAAAGAAAGAATTCTAGGTCAACTGATCCAAGATCAATCTGGACGTTGGACTCATAAGAGTGGTATCTCTATCAAGGAATATGTTGATCATTTTACAAAAGACGAAGATAATAATTTTCTTTTGAAAGCAAAAGCTAATAGTGGTTTAGGTATGTCACAAGCTGCCGGAACTGCTAATACAAAATTAGACAAACCTATAACTGAAATGAACACGGATGAGTTGTTACAGCATTTTGCTAAACAAGCTCCTCCGGGCAATTTCGGTTATTAAATTTAAGGAATTAAATTAAAATGGCAATCTCAGCTAATACAACTCTTGGCAATTTCTCATTTGCCATTCAGAGCGCATTATCAGCTTACTCTGATGAAATGTACACTAATGCCAAAAAACTTTCAGGAACTGGAATTGTAGGTTCTAACTCACAAATTGATCCTAGCACTGAAACTTTTATTGGACAAACTCGTTTTTATAAGCCTTATGCTACACAAAGCGTAAACGTTGCTTCTACTTCGTCATCTTCAGATGGTGCAAAGCAAACTTATGTTTCAGACTTTTTAACTTATGTTAAAACAGTTCGTACACATGGCGCACAAGAAATTAATATGCAGCGCGTAGTATCTCAGCAAGATGGTCTTGCAAAGATCGCTCGTGATTTTGGTGAAGTTCGTGCACAAGATGAGCATGATGCAATTCTTAACATTTTGCAAGGTGTTGCTAAAAAAGAAGCTGCTATTGGAACAGGTTATAGCTCATTTGGCGGTAACTATGACTCAGATGGAATTGGTTTCTTTGTAGATGTAAACGCAAATGGTGCTTTTGGTACTGATACTGATCAAGGTCTTCTTGCAGCTAGTGGCATTTCTACAGGTTATGGTGCAATTCGTGCTGAAAATCTGTTTACAGCTTTATCACTTGGTTTTGCTGACTATGAGCCAGACTTTGTTTACATGATTACTTCTCCAGAAGTTATGACTCAATTACGTGTTGCTAACATTGTAGACCAAACAACTGTTACAGAAGGTAATCTTGAATTTACTACTGCTTTTGGTGGTAAGTTCCGTTTGCTTATGTCTCGTGCAGATCAAGGTAACCGTTCTGGTGATGCTAATGTTCACGCTAACTCAACTAAAACTACTTTCATGGTTAAGCCAGGTGCTATCGAATTAGCGCAACTTGCTGTTCCAATGCCAGTAGAAATGTATCGTGATGCTAACAAGTATAATGGTGGTGGTACTACCGATATGTGGTATCGTTGGGGTTATGTTGCTCATCCAATGGGTTACAACTGGACTGGTTCTTCAACTGAATTTGCTGCTAACGCAGGTTATAATAATTCAGCATCTTGGGCACGTAAGTATGACACGTTGAATCTTGGTATTCTCCCAATCTTCCACGGCTAATTGAGAGGTAAGGTATGGCTTTAGTGCTAGGCATCAACAGCTATGCTACTATAGAAGAGGCTGATATTTATTTTGAGTCTCGTATCGATGTAGCTACATGGGATTCAGCTGATGACACGCTTAAGGAGCAAGCTCTAGTTTCTGCAACCAGATACTTGGACACTCTTGCCTACACTGGGTACGTTACCGATTCTGATCAATCATTATCATGGCCTCGAACAGGTTCTATTTATAGCCCTCAAAGAGGTCGTGATATAAAGTTTAATAAAGCTTATACTTGGACAGAGATAAATATTACTGGCTCTCAAGAATTTATTACAGCCCTTTATAATTTATCTTTAGAAATTCGTTTAATTAAAACTGCAACTATAGAACAAGCTTATCATTACATAAATAATGATGGTATTTTAGACAACACTGGAGGTTTACCTGATAGAGTTGAAGTAGGCTCAATCACTATTGATGGGCTTAATGGTAATTCTGAAACACCAGCACGTTCTCGTGTAGTAACTAATTTAATTAAACCACTATTAATTAATGGTGGTTCTTCACAATGGTTTAGGTCAAACTAATGGCATTAAAATCTTTACTTAAAAGTCAAGTTAAAAAAACATTTAATTTGTATTTACAAGATCTTGCCCAAGATGTTACTTTGACCAATAAATCTGCAAGTACTTATAATTTTACAACAGGTAAAACTACTGTTTCTGATGTATCTTCTGTTACCGTAAAAGGTGTGTTAGTAGAACAAAGAAAAGATCCTAAAGATCCTTTAAATATTACTACTGCAAGAGACCTCCTTTTAATTAACGCAGAAGATGTTACAGATTTTAACCTATATGATTCAATTAAAATAAATGAAAAAACTTTTAGTATTAATTCCTTTACTAATAATGGTTTCTTAATTGAAGCCGATATAACAGGAGGTTAATATGGCAAAATTTGCAGAAGTTATTTCAGATATTGAAAGTGTTTTTGGAATTTCTACATGGACTTCAAAAAACATTCAAATATACCCTGCTAATTATAGTGGCGCTTATACAACTGAATTTATAAAATTAGAAGTAATTCCATCTAGACCTTTAAATTATTATGGTAATTTAACAGTACAAGGTCAAGCTATAGCTCAAATCTATGTTCAAACAGGTTTGGGTTCTAGAAGAGTTATGGAAATTGCAGATCATTTAGACGATGTTCTTCAAGCTAAAACTTTAAGTAATGGCACTCAGACTGGCACTAGTGCTTTATCTTTCTTAGGCGTAGATCCAGATGACAATTCGCTGTTTAGAGCGGATTACTCAATTTCATTTAAAAAATACTAAGGACTAACAAATGGCTCATATTAACAGTATTACTGCTGTTCGTTTTGCTTCACTTGCATATTCAACAAACGTTGCTGACTTTGATACCGATGAAGCATCAAAACCAGCTGTTGCAAAAACTGCATTTGATACGGGCGTTTCTTTAGTAGGTGATCTTCGTGAATTCCCTTCACTAGGTACTCCTGCTAATATTGTAAACGTTCCTGTTTACGGACAAGCACAATCACAACAGGTTGGTGGTCAATCAGACGCTCCAACTCTTGAATTTACACTTAACTATAATCCTTCAGAGCATTATGCTCTTGATACTCTTCGTAAGAATGCTACACAGCTAACATGGCGTGTACGTCTCAGCGATGTAGATGGTGTTCAAGCAGCTACGGCTCTTCCTGCTGATAGTGATAATCAATATAACGATATTTATTTTATTGGTAAAATTGAATCACTAGAAGTTACTCCTTCACTTTCAGATTCTATGCAAGCTACTTTCTCAGTATCTTGTCAGTCTGACTTTGAAGGTCCATACTCAGAAAATGCTTCTGCAGTTTACGGATTACCAGCTTAATAAATTAAAGGAGTGACCTTCGGGTCACTCTTTTATTTACTTTTATTATAAGGAGTTTCAGTATGAAAGTTATTATTGAAACTAATACAGTAGCACGTTGTGTTGAAACAGGCGTAAAAATTTCAATTGGCAATTTAGAAAAATTTAAAAAAATACATGAAGTTGTGGAAGATAAAACTAAACCTGTAATTAAGAAAACAAAACGTGTGGTATCAGAATTTTCAGCATTTAAAAAAGTTGAAGAAGAATAATAAGTAGGAATAAATAATGTCA